TTTGCGCCTTGTTCTCGTATTTGGTCGACCGTTTGTCGTCCTTGAGCATTAGCTCTAGCAGTATCGTACTTGTCAGCTAATTGCTCGTAATTCTCTGGGGTAAACAGTTTGCCTGTGCTTATAATTAATTTATTTGTAAACTCGGTAACTTCCTTAACCAGCTTGTGTCTACTCTTCTGCACTTCTTCTGCAATATCTGAAAATGCTGTAGCAATCCTGAGAGTTGAATCTATCTGGCTCATAGAGTTCTCTTCAGTTTCTACTCGCATACGTTGCTGTCTGGCAGACTCTTCTGCTATCTGAGCAGTACGTCCTTCTTCTGTTAGTATAGTTTTTTCCAGAGCCGTATTAAACTCGTCTGCCATAGTACCAGTCTTAGCAATGGTATCCCTTGTAACTACAAACGTTTCGCCAACACTATTAATAAAGGAACTGTCAGTCAGACCCGCAAGCATTGATAAACCTCTTGTAGCGTCTCTGCCAGCCTTAATTTCAGCTTCTCTGTCCTGGAAAACTTGTAGAGCTTGAGCTTGTGCTTCTGCTTGTGAGCCTGTAAATCCGTTAGTGCCATCAATGGCAGCCTGTGTTGCTTCTCCCAATGCTCTGTTAGTGAGTATGGTCTTGTTGGCTTCTGCACTCATAGCCCTGCCATACACAGCCTGTTCTATAGCAACTTTTTCAAATGCAGGTCCGAATTTTGCGGCGGCTGCGACAGCTTCTTGCAGTGCCATGGCTTCGTCAGCTCTGCCTTCGGCAGTTAATTGCTCAATCTTAGCGGCAAAGTTTGCTTGATCCAAACGTCGCTTACGTTCTGCCTGTTGTTCTTTAGCAGATTCACCTGTTAGCGCACTAATAGCGGCTAGGTTTCTCTGATAATCTAGTGTGCGTTTGCTTAACTCGCCTGTCTCATATTGCTGTTTTAAACCTAATATCCTTTGGTTATTGGCATACTCTGCCATAGCCTCAGCCATGTCATCGTTGCTCATGCCCATTGCAACGAAAGTGGCACGAGTCTGGTTTCCTTCCGTAGTTAAAGCACTGAACTCTTGTTGTAGAATCTTTGCGGCTCTTGAACTTCCGCCAAATGTAGCACTTAGATTTTTAGAGTTAGTTAATAGCATTCTACTAAATTGATCGCTGGTTAGTCCTGCCCTAGTTGCCATTTCACTAAACTGTTCAACTTCTAGAGTCAGCACACCGAAACTTCCAGTAAGATTTCCCATAGCATTGAACGAGCTAGTTAACACTTTCATGTTTTGTGCATTGGCTTCTTTTACTATATCTAAGGCAGCCTTTGCAGCCTGCTCTGTGACGCCAATAATACTGCCAAGAACAGGTATTTGTTTGGCCAACTGTGCAAAAGGACCAACAGTAGAGTCAATTGCGTCTTCAACATACTTGAACTCACGGTCGATCCCTTGAGCCATGTTGCTGAAAACATTTTCTGTGTCGTAGATTGCTGACTGAAACTGTATAACACTCTGTGTTAATCGTGCCTGAACACCTATATAACCTGCTACCGCCTGTGCTACTGCGTTAATTGCGGCACCTAAAGGGGTTACTTTTGCTGTTAGGCTACTTAAACTGCTAGATGTTTTATTGGCAGTTGACGCCGCCCCTGTTAGTGCAGTGTTGGTGTTAGTTAAAGATACTGCTAACTGTTCAGCAGCCATAGATGCGGCATTGCTACCTTGTGCTAGTTGTTGTAGTAGTCTAAGAACTTCTGGATCCATAGTTTATCACATTAAATATAGTAATATTTATCGAGGAAAAAATGCATGTCCAATCCATTAACAAAATATTTTAGACAGCCGGCTTTATATATTAATTTGCCCAGTGGTGGCAATTATTGGCCCGAAGGGACACTTGAGTTAGACGAAAATAATCAAGTTGCTGTATACCCCATGACCGCCAGAGACGAGTTAACACTAAAAACTCCAGATGCACTCATGAATGGTCAGAGTGTAGTAGACGTTATTAAGAGCTGTTGTCCACAAATTAAGGATCCCTGGAGAATGCCAGCAATGGATACTGACTTTATCCTAATAGCAATTAGAATTGCAAGTTATGGAGAAAACATGGATTTTAGATCGACATGCCCTGAATGTGAAGAAGAGAGTCCTTATGAGGTACACTTGCCTACAATGTTAGACCAAGTTAAATCTCCCAACTATACGCTCCTCTAATGCTTACGGATTTAGAAGTATACCTAAGACCGCAAAACTATAAGGAAAGTAATGAGGCAGGCATGCGCATCTACCAAGAGCAGAGACTGATTGCTACAGTTAATAATAGTGATATGTCACAAGAGCAAAAACTTGCACAGTTTAAGGAAATCTTCAAAGATGTTTCCAGTATGAATCTTGCATCTGTAGTAACAAACATTAAGAGTATAACCACAAGCGACGGAGAAGATGTAAACGATATTAGACACATTGGAGAGTACTTAGACAACGCACCCAAGCAAGTTTGGGACTCAATACAGAAGTATATAGCCGACACAAACGCAGAAGGTAAGTTGCCAGACAACCAGGTAACTTGTGACAAATGCAATAAGGAATATAAAGTTCCTATTGAGTTTGACTATACCGCTTTTTTCGAATAAGGCTTTTGGCATTTACAGACCAAGAAATAGTAGAATATCTAGAATCATTAGATAAAGATTCAAAAGCCATAAAAAAAGATCTACTTAAAATGTGCTGGTACATGAGAGGCGGGCTTACCTATGAGGAAGCATATAACCTTAGTGTACAAGAGCGTGAAATTATTAACGACATCATTAAAGATAACTTAGAAACAACTAAAAAATCTAAACTACCATTCTTTTAATATGAAACCAATAGTATTTGTAGGACATAGAAGCAATTTACACGACATATTGTTAGTGTGTAAGGACACCGGACGTCAAGTAGTTGGACTCTTAGACCGGTATTTTTACGGTAATACAGAAGAAGTATGCGGTATACCTGTAATAGGTCCTGACTCTAAATTAGAGGATAGAGCATTTGTCGAAGACCATGATTTTTTCCTAACGTCATGGTGGACTGGTAACGAAAACCTTAATAATCCAGAACACTCAGGTGACAACTTACGTAAGACACGCATTAAGATGTTAGAGGACAATGGCATCAAGTGTACTAACCTCATGCATCCAGACTGTAAGCAGTTAGACAATACAGAACTAGGGCATGGTATTATAGCAATGCCTTTTTCAGGCATCAGTCATCTATGCAAGATAGGTGATTACTCAGTCATTGACTGGTACACATACATAGGACATGGTTGTCAAATAGGTAAGAATGTTATTGTAGGTGCTAGATCAACTCTAGCAGGTGATGTTGTTGTAGAGGATAATGTTCGAATAGGACTCAGTGTAACTATAACAGAGGGACATGAGAGACCAATAACTATACACAAAAACTCCAAGTTATGGGCTGGTGCAGTTGTATTTGATTCAGTTCCTGAAGACTCAAGTTATACACACAATCATCGATTACTTAGGAGACTTACTACGTAAGTCTATTGTTTTCTCTTCGCTCAAACAATCTTTTTTAAACTTGAATTATTATTTGTTTTTAATTGCATCATCTAGATGTGAGCCATACTTCTCCTATTGCTAGGAGAATAACAGACATCATCTGAGTTTAGTCCATTCTAATTAAAAGAGATTTCTTTACAGAACAGAGGCGGTTGCCCGGTACCCCTTACTCTAGCTTCATGCAACGGAAGTATGTGAGCCGTAATTAGCCAACTCACAGTGACTCCTAGGTTGTTTCTTTTTCACAGAGCCTAGATCATTTAGTTTTTACACTTAAATGCCTTTTTGCCGTCCCGTTTCCAAGTCTACTCTTGGAAGTTCCATGCGTTGCCGCAATCTCCTCATAGGACACAGAGAACACTCTGCATCAGTGGCTGATGAATTTACAATTTAGTTTTTGTGTTTAAGTCCTCGAGCAGAAGACCTTTTACTGAGTTACCACCAAGTCTTATGTTGATTATACCGTTATAGTTGTTTTCTTTTAACAGTACACCTTCTATAAATTGATAATATGCTTCGCAGTAGTTTGTTTCGCCTCGAGTATTACAGAGCCTGATTATTTCCCGTGTGAACTTCTCTTTGCCATGTGTGTCTATATCTGCCTGTAGTCGATCACTAGAGCCCCAATAGGTTTTCCAGTCTGTTTCGACTTTTGAGTGTCTTTTGTTCTTCTTGCCTTTTAAGGGAGGTCGTTTCTTAATGGTGTGAAAGAACTTCCTGCCTATATAATCGTGCCCGTTAGTTGTGTTTGTTATTCGATATACAAAGCCATAATATTCGCCGATGTCATCTGATGTAAACTCTTTTCCTTTATAGATCCAGGGATAATCATATGACATTAATTACTTAATCTTCCTTTTACAAATATTATAGTAATGTTTATCATAAGTCAACACTATTAAAATATTTTTCATGCCATGTCAACATCATTGTTATAACTTGTAAAGCCGTTTTCCTTAACAACATTTAGTATATTGTTAACACGCCCTGCAAGTTCATCCTTGTGTGACACTAACCAAACTGCCTTGTTACCATCACGTGCCATCTTTTTAAGTATTGCTAGGCTACTCTCAACGCCTAGTGCATCCATACCGTGATCAATCATCTCGTCAATAAACAACACGTTGATAGGCTGATATAAACTTTCCCATACATCACGAAACGCCCAACTTAAACTTAATATAAGTCTGTTACGCTCTCCACGTGACAAATTGTCAAAGTCTAGTTCTCTGCCTAACTCCTGTATGTCTACAGTCAAGTCACTTAAGAAGTTAACTTGGTGCGGTAATCCAATTTTGTCTAAGTAGTAACTCAGTCTAGCATTTAGGTATGCCAAGTTCTGATCAATTATTGTTTTTCTAATAAAACTGTCCTTGTTAGTTAACAGTTTTAACAAGAAGTCTTGGTGCTCAAGACGCCTGTTATATTCGTTAATTTTATCGTAGTCTATGTCTTGTACAGCAGTATTGCGCATATCCTCTATCTGTTCTGTATAGGGATTAGTTTCTTCTTGCTTTTGTTGCATCTGCGTCAATAAAGTTTCTACCTGCTGTTTATGATTGTAAGCATCGTCTATACTGTCGTAAAATGTAGGCGGACACGTTTCTAGTTCGCCAATAAGTCCACGTGCTTCTTCTAGTGTACGTAAGTCTTGTTTAGCGTTAGTAATGTCTTCTGCTAGTTCGTCTAAATCTTCTTGTTTGCTAACAATAAGTTGTTCTTGTTTAGCATCGTGAAACTCTTGCCCACAAGTAAAACACTTATGGTCTCGTAGTTGTTCTATTTCTTTTGTATACTTCTCAATCTTTTTAGCACTAGAGTCCATTGTGTTTTTGTTAGCAGTAATAGCACTGTCTAAATCTTTGATGTTACGTTCTTGTTCTTTGTAGTTAACAAGACACTTATGTGCTTCTAGTTCTGCTTCAATGTCTACCCGTTCTAATTCTGTAATAGCAGTCTGGAAGTTTACAACGTCTTCCTTTTTCTTAGTTTCCCACATCACTGAACGACGTTCTAAGTTTGTGATCTGTGTACTAACATGTTCGTTGGCTTCTTTTACTGCCTTAATCCTAAAGTCTTCTTGCTTAACAGCGTCTTTAGTTTCTTTAATTTGTTCTTTGAGAGCATCTGCTTTCTCACTTAGCATAGTAATACCCAACAACTGCTCAATCATTAAGCGTTGGTCATTAGCTCGCATGCTAAGGAAAGGTTCGGTATAAGTGTTTAAGGCAACAACATGTTTAAACATGTCGTGACTCATACCCAGCAATGATTCTATTTCTTTTTGTGTCTCACGACTGTCACCTTGTGCATTGTCGTCGTCATGCTCTGCATTATTAATGTAGAACTTAAGTACGTTGGGCTTACGTCCACGCTCAATACGATAACGGTTACCGTCTTTTTCAAAGTCGATAGTAACCATCATTGCTTTGCCGTTTGTTTTATTGATTAGATTTTCTTTTCTAATCTTAGTGAGTGCCTCACCATACAATGCATAACTTAAGGCATTGATGATAGTAGTCTTGCCTGTGCCATTGCGAGCACCACTATCATCACCACCTAAGTCTAAGTTTTTACCTAGTACAAGTGTTAAGTCTGTTCTGTCAAACTGAATACCCTGAGTGCTGTTTCCAACACTCATAAAATTTTTAACTGTTATATCAGTAACTTTGAACATTAACTTTGTATTATACTATAAATTATTGTAGATGTCTAACAACAACTTCTTGTCAAACTGATTACTGTCGATTGCAGTAATTTGGTTGGTCACAATCTGATCTACACTCTTGAACTCTACTTGAATAGTAGTTGCATCTTGTTCGGCATGCTCGTTCTTACGTGGCATGAGAGTAATCTCACGCAGTTTGTGTGTGCCTATAAATGTGTCTTTGATAAAGTTTGCTTCTTCGTAACTGATTTCGATATCTAAGTTTACTCTAACATGCATGTTAGGCTTTAAGATATCATCAGCGTGGTCAATAATCTGACTTAAGTCATACACACG